TGGGAAAACAGCTAAGAGATCTCTTAACAGTTATCTCACCGACATCCTACTGATTGGCGTTGATAATACATACAGTGGTTGTTATGCCGATGAATGGAAACTCTACCTAACAGGTAAGAATAATTTCAGACTAGACATAGCAACCACTGCTGTGTATAAAGGTAATAGGACAGCACCTAAACCACAACACTTACCAATATTGAGAAAACATTTGGTAGATGATTGGGGCGCTGTTATTATTGACGGTCAAGAAGCTGATGATGCTATAGCAATAGAAGCAACTAAGTTGCAAAGTAATTTTGTCATTGCTTCTGTCGATAAAGATTTAGATCAGATAGCTGGCTGGCACTATAATTTTGTAAAGAAGGTAGGATATAACATAACTCCTGAAGAGGGTATGTATAGATTCTACAAACAAATATTAACAGGGGATTCCGCTGATAATATTATAGGCATAAGAGGGGTTGGCCCTGTCACTGCCGACAAACTCCTATCAGAAGCAACAGATGAAATGGAAATGTATTCCATTTGTCTAGAGCAGTATGAAGGAAATGAGGAAAGAGTTATTGAAAATGCCAGACTTCTCTGGCTTAGAAGATATGAGGATGAACTATGGCAACCACCAATGAAGGACACAGTATGAAAAGGAATCCCAAGAATGATCTACAGCCCAATGATGTTGCGATTATCTTGCGCCCTCATGTGGGAGAAGATGGGCAATGGGATCAGACATTTGAAGTTGTTATTAGTGGCTTTGGCCCTGTCAGCATTTCTAAGGAAGCGATGGACGATATGATTGGCATGGCAGTATTGCTGGCCTCTGTTGTTCCCCTTATGGAAAGTGATGAAGAAATTGCATCAGAAATCCAAGACCATTGCAGCAAGTTCTATGCACACAATGCAATTGATGTTGACTACGATGTCAATCACAACAGCTTTGCTGACCTAGACAAAGACCTCCGCTCTTTCGATATCAATACTCCCACTGTAGGCGGGATGCAATGATTTCTGTAGGCGAGATATTGCAGCAGCGAGGGGATCGCTACGGTGAATACATCAATGTAGCCACCACCAGCCAAGAGATAAAGCGTATCATAGCTAATGGAGCCAATGTCACTGGGGGTGACGATGATATGTGCGAAAGCTTGGACATGATTGCTAATAAGATTGCCCGCATTGTTAACGGCGATCCTTATTACAAAGATAGCTGGCAAGATATTGCTGGGTATGCCCAACTAATTGTCAACAAGCTTGACAAGATGGGACTATAGATACCGATGGCTTCTAAGAAGCAAACCATCAAACCCCGTAATGGTGGTGAGTGGACAGAGGCTAGGTATCGAAGCTTCGTAACATCAGCCCTGAGGTCTGCCTCGCGTAGGTGGCCTCCTAAGTATGCAGCACTAAGGGATGCTCTGTTAGGAAGAAAAGAGAATAAGAAGACAGGTAAGTTAGCACAGCATTATAGATGCGCTGCATGCACTAAAGAGTTTGTAGCTAACGATGTACAGGTAGATCATATCCACCCTGTAGTGGATCCAGATGTCGGGTTTGTTAGTTGGGATAAGTACATTGAGAACATGTACTGTGAAGTGGAAGGCTTTCAGATATTATGTCTGGATTGCCATAAGGCAAAGACTCTTAGTGAGAAACTTAAAAGGAAATTAAAATGAACATTACTTGTACACACCTTGAAGAACTTGATGACGGTGGCGCTATCGTTAGCTTGGAGATGGATGATGAATCCAAAGTGGAGTTGATTAACATGGGCTTCATTGCCATGTTGCAAAACTACATTGCTCAGCAGCATGCTGTTGAAGAAGAGAAAGAAGAAGAGCTATTCGATTGGGACGAAGAGGAAGAAGAAGAAGAAGCTGAGGCAGATCCCTATGCTGCTGTCATTGCAGAATTGAAAACCTGCTATGAGTATTACGCACTTGTGGAAGACGATGAAGAAGGAAAAACTGCTGAGCTTGCACACGCAGCATCACAGTTGCTCACTCTTTATATGGGCGAAGAAGCAGCCGCTGATTATTTCTGGAGCGTTAGTGCTAGTGTTTGGAACGATTGGGCTGACTAAGACCCATGAGTGGAGTAAAACTAATTTGGTCTACTCCTGATGCGGAAACCCTTGTCGCTTACATGGCGAGGGTTTCCAATCCAGAGAATCAGAACAACAAAGAAACAGCACCAAAGCTTCTCAAGTATTTGATTGACAACAAGCACTGGTCGCCGTTTGAGATGGTTAACATCTGCATGGAAATTGAAACCACCAGAGACATAGCCAGACAAATCTTAAGACACCGAAGCTTTAGCTTCCAAGAACTAAGCCAACGCTACACTGCTGTCCACGACTACGACTTCTCTGAAGTCAGATTGCAAGATAGCAAGAACAGACAGAACAGTATTCCTGTACAGGATAGAGAACTGTCTAAGATGTGGCATGAGTCGCAGGTTCAAGTAATTAAAACAGCAATAGCAAACTACGAGCAAGCGCTACACAATGGCATTGCCAAGGAAGTTGCTAGGAAGTTATTGCCTGAGGGTATGATGATGTCCCGCATGTACATGAATGGTACACTGCGTAGCTGGTTGCATTACATTGATATCCGCTGTGATGCTGCTACACAAAAAGAACATAGAGAAATTGCTACTCAGTGTCGGGTTGTAGTACAATCTTTGTTCCCCTCACTCTTTAAGGAATAAGATGGATTTAGATTTTTATCAAACAGAAGCAATGTCATATCGGCTTGACAGTGCAAACGAAGCCTATGCCTTATTTAATTTGGCAGCAGAAGTTGGAGAAGTGTTAGGGCTTGTTGCCAAACTAATCCGCGATGGAGCAGGTGAAAAGAATATGGAAGAAATGATGAAGAAAGAACTTGGTGATGTTATGTGGATGATTGCTGCTGTAGCAGACGATGCAGATCTTTCCCTGTCGGAAATCTGTACAGAAAATCTAGCTAAACTAGCTGACAGAAAAGCCCGTAATAAAATTATGGGTAGTGGGGATGAGCGGTAAATTCTAGTATAACTGCTTTCCCTATGGGAGCATTGGCTCCCTTTTTTTATCTTTCAACACAGGAGAATTATGAACGACATCCAAACCCCTTGGTCATCTGTTGGCTACCTCACATATAAGCGTACCTATTCACGCCGCCTTAACGAGACTGATATCAATAGCCCAACAGAAGAATTCACTGACACCATTAAGCGTGTGGTGAATGCAACTAATGACCAGCTAGGTTGTAACTTCACAGAAGAAGAACAAGCACGACTCACTAAACATTTCCTTGAACTCAAGGGCAGTGTTGCTGGTCGCTTCTTGTGGCAGCTTGGAACCAATACAGTGGATAAGCTTGGGCTTGCCAGCCTACAGAATTGTGCTTTCACTGTGGTGGATAAGCCTGTCGAGCCTTTCACTTGGGCTATGGATTTGTTGATGCTAGGTAGCGGCGTTGGCTACAACATTCAGAAGAAGAATGTGGACAAGCTACCTGCTGTTAATGAGAATTTCAAAGCTCCCACTAGAGTGGATAGTTCTGGCGCTCAGTTCATTGTTCCTGACAGCCGTGAAGGATGGGTTGCTCTGCTTGGTAAGACATTGAAGGCAGCATTCCTCGCCCACAGCAGCGGCAATCAGACATTCACCTACAGCACACAGCTTATCCGTAGCAAGGGCGCACCCATCAAGGGCTTTGGAGGCACTGCCAGCGGGCCTGAAGACTTGGTGTGGGGGATAGGTAAGATCAGCGACATCCTAGCCCGCCGTGCAGGGCGTAAGCTGCGTCCCCTTGACTGCTTAGACATTATGAATATCATTGGTGCTGTGGTGGTGGCAGGTAATGTACGCCGCTCTGCACAGATTGCTATTGGCGATCCTGATGATGTTGAATTCTTGTTGGCTAAGCGCTGGGACATGGGCAACATTCCCTCATGGAGAGCTATGTCAAACAACAGCGTTGTCTGTAATGACATTGAAGACCTGCATGAATTTTTCTGGGATGGCTATGAGGGCAAGGGCGAACCTTATGGGTTGATTAACCTGCGCCTGTCTCGCAAGATTGGACGCTTGGGCGATACACAGTATCCCGATCCTGATGTGCAGGGATATAACCCATGTGCAGAGCAGAGCTTGGCTGATAAAGAAACCTGCTGCCTAGCAGAAATCTTCTTGCCAAACATTACTTCAAAGGAAGAGTTGATGGATGTAGCAACATTGCTATACCGCATTAACAAGCACAGCTTGGCCCTGCCTTGCCATCTTGAGTCCACCCAAACCGTTGTCAACAAGAACATGCGTATGGGCATTGGCATCACAGGCGTACTAGAAAGCACCAAGGAGCAGCTTGGATGGCTCAAGAACACCTACACCTACCTGCGTGACTACGATGAGCAGTACAGCGCTCAGCACGGCTTTAACAAGTCCATCAAGTTGACCACCATCAAGCCTAGTGGTACGCTGTCCTTGCTGCCGGGAGTTACTCCGGGTTGCCATCCAGCATATGCGCGTCATATGATAAGGCGTATCCGCATCAGTGCGAATCATTCGCTGGTGCAGACCTGCCGTGACCACGGGTATCCCGTAGAGTACCAACAAAACTTTGATGGCTCTCTAGACCATAGCACTGTGGTGGTGTCGTTCCCGTTCCGTCAT